ATGGAGAAGGTTCAGAGACTAGATGATTACGGGTCTTATATGATGGTCTAATCAACCTGATAAGGCACAAGGTATAGTCCGGCTTCTATGGAAACATAGAAGATTTCGGAGATGAATTTGCATATGCCTCAGGATATCGAGGCAGAAACGGAGCTGCGGTGCCTTGCAGCAGTTCCATATCAGATAATTAGTCCAGCGAATAACGCACCAATCATTGGTATTTACCAAGATTCCATGCTTGGATGCCACCTATTCACACAAGAAAATGTTATGTTTGAGAAACGTCGTGCTATGAATATGTTAATGATGTCGACCCGAATTGATGAGAAAAAACTGATGGGGGATACGCGTGTCAGCAACTTTGAACTGCTCTCACAAATCATGCCTCCCCTATCGCTAAAATATAACACGAAACCTTTGAATGAGGGAGAAAACGCGAAGACCTCTAACAAGGTTTTGGAGATTGTGGATGGCCGATATGTGCGCGGACAAATGACGAAAGGCGTTTTGGGTGGGCCTGGACGCGGATTATTACAGCGCGTCTGCAATGACTATGGAAACATGGCAGCAAGTAATTTCGTAGATGACTTACAAAATATCGTTACAGAATATTTATGCACCACTGCATTCAGTGTCGGTATTAGTGATTTAATTTCCAACGAAACTACTACACGTGATATTATTAAGGTTATTGAAAATAAAAAGAATGGAGTAAAGGACTTGATTGACCAGACACAGCTTGGTGTATTCGAGAACAATACTGGTAAAACAAATAAAGAAGAGTTCGAGACACAAGTCAATAATATTCTTAATCAAGCCACATCTGAATCTGGTAAGATTGGTCTGAACAGTCTAGATAAAAATAACAGATTTGTTACAATGGTAAATGCTGGTTCAAAAGGTAGCGATTTAAATATCTCGTTTATGATATCTTGTCTAGGTCAACAGAATGTTGACGGTAAACGTATTCCTTACGGTTTTGAAAACCGAACACTCCCCCACTATATGAAATATGATGACAGTCCAAGTGCACGTGGATTTGTAGAAAGTTCTTATATCAATGGACTCACCCCACAGGAACTATTCTTCCATGCTATGGGTGGTAGAGTGGGTCTTATTGATACTGCAGTCAAGACATCTACTACTGGTTATATCCAGCGTCGCCTTATCAAAGGAATGGAAGATTTAATGGTAAGCTACGACATGACAGTGCGTACCAATAAAGGTAAGGTCGTTCAGTTTACATATGGCGATGATAGTTTTGACCCTATTCGTGTGGAAAAGCAGTCGCTTCCACTTGTTGAAATGAGCATTCAAGATATATACGCTCACTACAGCATTCCTGATGCAACTGGGACAAAAAGTATCATTGGAAATATATATGATACTGAGGCAAATCGCCGACACAAGGGTCAGCGAGACGAGCTTGCAAAGCGTTCAAAGAAATATATTGACATGATGATTATTATGCGAAATGAGGTGATCGAGAACGTGTTCAAAAATAAAAATGATAGTGATATTTACTGTCCAGTTGGATTTGCTCATATCATTAATAATATTGTTGGACAACTCAGTATCACTGGTTCGTCAAAGGTAGACATCACAATGCTTGAGGCATACGATATGATTGAGAAAGGATTTGCAGTTCTAGAAGGAATACGTTCTGCAAGACCCAACCAATTATTTAAGATGATGTACTACTTCAATCTGTCTCCATATGTTCTATTGGTGATAAAGCGAATGAACAAGACTGCGATAACGCTTCTCATTGAGACCATTATACTGAACTACAAGAAGGCCATTGTCAATCCAGGCGAAATGGTTGGCATGATTGCGGCTCAGAGCATTGGTGAACCTACTACGCAAATGACACTGAACACGTTCCACTTTGCGGGAGTGGCATCCAAGTCTAACGTTACTCGTGGTGTGCCTCGTATTGAAGAAATATTGTCGTTATCATCCGACCCAAAAAATCCATCTCTTACAGTATTTATGCAACCCGAAGACGAAGAAGACCGTGAGCGTGCACAAACTATTATGAATATGCTCGAACATACGCGTCTGCGCGAAGTTGTAAAGGAAATAGATATTTGCTTTGACCCTCATGACGAAAATACTAAGATTGAGGAAGACAGAGATACTCTATTGCAATATTACGAGTTTGAAAAGATGATGGCCGAATGCAACGACGAGAGCACTAGTGGGAAGTCAGATAAGTCCAAGTGGGTTGTTCGTATGGAGCTAGATTCCGATGTTATGTTAGACAAGAATATTACAATGGAAGATATTAACTTTGCTATTAAAAGTAGCTATAACAATGAAATTAGCTGTGCATATTCTGACTATAATGCGGACAAGCTGGTGTTCCGCATTCGTATGAATGAAGTCGCAAAAGAGGGCAAGAATCTAGGCTCTAAAGCACAGCCTCTTGACCAGTCTGACCAAATATATAAGCTTCGCAAGTTCCAAGAGGAACTAATGAACAACATTGTGTTGCGCGGAACGAAGAATATTGGTAAGGTGATTATGCGCAAGATTAAAGATAATGTCGTGGAAAAAGATGGGAAGTTCCAGAAAAAAGAAATATGGGTGTTAGATACAGTTGGGTCCAACCTACTCGATGTGTTGGGTTTAGACTTTATTGATTTCAAAAAGACGTTTAGCAATGATATTATGGAGACATACAATGTGTTTGGCATTGAGGCTGCTAGACAGACAGTGTACAATGAGTTAGTTGAGGTTATTGAGTTTGATGGCACATATGTTAACGCTCACCACTTGGGTATCTTGTGTGACAGAATGACATATACAAACAAGATGATATCAATCTTCCGCCATGGTATTAACAACGACAACATTGGACCTATCGCCAAGGCATCGTTTGAGGAGACGCCCGAGATGTTCTTGCGTGCGGCACGCCACGGTGAGTTGGATACGATGCACGGTGTATCTGCAAATATTATGTGTGGACAAGAAGGCACATTTGGAACGAATAGTTTTCAGGTGTTCTTGGATATGTCTGAGATGCAAAAGTTAGACGAAGCTGTCGATTTTGATACAATGACAGACGAAGAACGTGTGAATAAAATGTATGTCAAAGATAACGTCACTGATGGATGTAGCACTGCGAACTTGTCCATTTACAACAGTGCGTCGAATGTAAAGGTAAGCGATATGGGGGGAGACACAGATTACAATCCTGGCTTTTAAATAGCTGGTCCTTGGTGAGGGATAATATGTACATAACTAAAATATTGTAAATAAATAAAAAAATGAAGAGAATGTATTCCTCCTCATTTTTTTGTTGGCATATCGTTTACTTGATGTTGATGTTGAACCGACACATTGGACGATGAATAACATCGCGGGTATATGACAATAAATTGAAATGGATATATTGCTTATTTTACTTGATACAACCAATAATACTTAACGTATAGTATCGTTATATAATCACAAATCAAATCAACCATGTCAGCAGCAGTTATGAATATGCCTTTAACAAACCAGTGTGTGGAGGACGCAACAAGTATACAAAGACAGAAGAACCTTTGTCTATACAATGCAATTACACCTCTTCCACATGATAACCTTACAGTTGAAGAGAGAAATCACGAGAGGTTCATGAACTATAAAATAATCAAATGTATGATTAATAATGGAGCTGATGTAAATGCTACATCTCATGATGGGTATAGGGTGCTGTTTACTGCCATTTCACATAAACATAATGAGATAGTTGATTTGTTGATTCAAAACGGAGCAGATATTGTCTCAGAGTCAAAATGCACAGATAATGATGGACTATTCAATATATCTCCCATTGTTCATGCAATCTCCTGTGATAACTACGGGGCAGTTAACTTATTACTAGAAAATGGTGCTGACCCCAATCGACCAGATGGACGCGGCATTCTCCCTCTTGAGAATGCAACGCGTTTACAAAGAAGTAATATATGCAAACTATTACTTGCACACGGAGCTAGGCCCTTGCCTGAAAATAACTTCTGATTATCTTTCGTCAATAATCAATAAACTACAACCCTTGTTATATAAGAACTATGATAATTAGTATTGCTTTGCCATAAATAAATAAATAAAAACAAAAAATGCTGTAGATATCAGCATTTTTTGTTTTTACATCGATAAATAATCAACATCTAATGTTAATTTTACTTGTGAAAGATGACATTGTATAGAATAAATTGAACCGTTTCTTCCCCATACTTCTAGTGCGAGCTACTAACTTGGCTCAATAGTGGCTTAATTGTAAAGTTAGACACAGGTCGAGTAATGAAAACCTGTGTAATTAGAACTCAATGTGACTCTGTTGTCAACTTGTTAAATGCATATTACCCTTAACCGGCGAACTGCGGATAAACCCTCTGTGGAATTGATCACTCCCTTTGCCCGGTTTGACAAGAAGATAGTCTTGCCCAAGTTTAAGCTCTTTACAGACTGTAAAGAATTAAACCTCGTCAGTGGATAATGTTGATGGAAGATGATGCATGCGATTTGTTTGGATTGTACTACTCGTATATAAATAGGGTACTATGTTATACCTTAGTGTGGTCTCATAGCTTGTCTATAGATTGTGCGAAATCTGTAACTCAGAAAACAATCCCAGGGGACGCCCTGTTTTTTTGTTACGTACGTTATTACACGTGTTATCTTTTTTGTCGTAAATTGATAATAAAATCATTATTATAATAATCCTACATCAAAATAAGTTAAACCTCTATATAATGGACGACCTTACAACACTTACATTTTACCAACTATGTTGGTCTTATGACATAGATGGACTAATGAATACGTTCGGGGATGTATTTGATAGTAGTAGTATAGATATGGATTACGCATATTTGATGGTATATACTCGTAAATATCGCGTCAAAAAACCCGATAATTGTGAACCCATTCTAACATGGTTACTTAATATAGAGCCAGATATCAACGTAGGTAGAATAGAGAATGATTACACTGCAGATGAACATATACCAAATGATGCCTTACTATTGGCCTGTAACAATGGGCATATTGAAGTAATGAAATGGCTATTTACCGAAGAGCCGTATTTAGCTTCGTTCAAGAATAGATGTTATATATGCGATATATTTGAAATAAGTTGTTGTAATAGCAATTTAGATATTACAAAAATTATATTTGAGAAATTAGCACACTATATTAGTGTAAGGGTTCTTATTCTTAATAAAGCATACCAAAATGCGATACATCATCAAAATACACAAACTGCAGAATGGTTATTACAAATAAATCCAACCATAAATGTAGAAGTGAACAACCAGTCATTCTCAATCTAAGTATATTGATATATTATAACATTGGTCAATTAAAAATTACAAACAATAAATTGAACGCCTTCTAACCATCATAGCTCATGACCGAGCTACTAACTTGGCTCAAATAGTGGTTTGTAAAGTTAGACACAGATAGAGAAATGAACATCTGTGTAATTGAAGTTTAATATGACTCTGTTGTTGACTTGTTAAACGCATAGCTCTTAACCGGGAATATGCGGATGAACACTCTGTGGGACTGATCACACCCGTTGCCTGTTTGACAAGAAGATAGTCTCGACCAAGTTTTAACCTTATAAGAAGTTAAGGTTAATTCCTCGTCAGTGGATAGTATTAAATGTAGATGATGCACATGATTTGTTTGGATTGTACTACTCGGGAATAAGGGTAAAACAAAATATCATATAGGTTGAGTTTTATCAAGCGTGGTCTCATAGCTTGTCTGTAGATTATGCGAAATCTGTAACTCAGAAAACAATCCCAGGGGACGCTCTGTTTTTATTGATATAACTAATATTATTTTATGATTATATGTATATATAGATAACAATGGATTATAATAACGATAACTATGATAATTATGACATATTAAATGAAAAACTAGATATATATGATTCAGATAAGAACAATCTATTGACTAGACAACCATTTCGGGATATAAGTAAAAAATCTGATAGTATATTTGGTAGCCTTGGATATGGTAAAAACATGCAACGCGTATTAATTAATAACGAGTTGAAAACTAATTCGTCCAAAGGAATTGATTCGAATACATTAACAGATGAAAATATAGAAAATATTGAAAATATCATACGAAACCGAGGTAAGGAATCAGTGACAGCTTCTGGTATGGATGATAAGGAAGCTATGCGTATTTTATTTTCTAATGCTAAAGCTGCACGTAAACTAAGAACTGGTGGAAGGCGAAAGACTATGAGAAGGCGAAAGGGAAGAACCAAAAAACAAATAAAATCGAGACGGCAAAGAAGAATTACACCAACTAGTCGGCGTAATCGCCGAAGTATTAGACAACGTCGAACAAGAACCTCTCATAGATAAGAATATGTAACGTAAACTTATACTGAAGTTGAGCAATATCAATATTTGTAATCTAGAAAACAGTTAAAGGTAAGATTTGACTATAAGTAATTTAAGTAATTATTTATATTCGTTATAGTAAACCATTTATTATTGTGCTGTCTCTAACCATATGACAGACACATTTTTTAATATTTGCAGACATGTCATTGAACAGCCAACGATGAATATAAATATAGACGAGTTCAGACTTGAGGTGCTTTTAAATGTTTATGCAAACGAAAAGCGGGCATTTTTTTATCAGAGATTCTTTCGACCGTGTATATACGATGTCCATAAATGCAAGAAGAATAAAATGAAGATGGGACATGAAATTACTAGACAAGAAAAAATACAAATAAAGTTTAAATGCTTTGAGAATATTATGACGGTACCAATGAACCTATTTGCTCAACCAAGTAATGCGGCTGGAGGAGTTCATATAATAGAAGAAATCCTTGATATATATACAAAGTGTCAGCGACACTATCATGCGTTTCTACGTTTCGCACATATCATAAAATACAAGTACTCACTTGTAAAAAATACATGTGATCTGATGCTAATGCCTATTTCGGAAAAGGACCGAGGGGTGTATTCTCTTATCGAGGGAAAGACAAAACACGTCTTTCGTGTACATGAATTGAGACAAATTATTCTTTCATCAATTAGTCATACAGATGATTACTTTCCTGATTTATTAGATTTGAAAAATCCATATAATAATGCCACAATACGCATTGACCAACTTTATAATTTTTATTTTTATATGAAGACTCATAATTATGCCATCGATGAGTTAGTTCACGCGTATTTTTTGAGTGGGTTTGATGAGTCAAAATATATCGAAAAATACGAGATATTAATACGCGATAGAGCAATTGAGACTGCAGTAAAAACAAGCCATCACGACAAGCTTTATTCTATGGTGTTGAAAATGTTGATGCAATATAAATCGTATGTAAAAACAATCCAGATTTCGTGTGGATTTCCAAAGCAAAAGTTGGTTGAAATAATGAGACCTTATCTCTTGCTGTATTACAATCACCTTCATTACGCACAAGATTTTCCAAAAAGATATGAGTCGGAAGAATTGCTCAAAACCAAGCTTCAAAATCTCTACGTATTCAACCCATCGTTTGGCCAGCGAACAGTTGTATGTGAAAGTGACATTGCAGAAAGAACGATTGTCAGATACAATTGTTCTGCCCCCGAGTTTTATAAAGGATTTAATTACTCCATGAAACACAGAATAAATGACTATGTGTATATGGAACTTCCACTAGACATACAGTACGAGAAAATGAAGAAAATTATAGGTTCGGCTATTTTGACTGAAAATATGTTTCACTCTACTAGAGACTTGGTTGGTTATGAGCATGAAGATGAATATGAACACTACTTAAATATGTATTACGCAAGAGATAGACTCGACATGCTTCGTCAACCGATACGTCGAAATAATAGTGGAAGGAATAATCGTTTATTTGAATATCAAAATACTCAATATGATACCACACGAGATAATAGAGAAACACATACGTATCCATATACGGACACTGACCCGTATCCTGATACGGATACGGATACCGATACGGATACGGAGATTGATACTGATACGGGTGCGAATACGGATAATGATGATTCAGTTCGTGACTCCGATACGAGTCAATATATTATCACACCATCAGATGTTGATAATACTGATTTGATTGCACAAGTGCCAAACATTAATGTTGACGCGTCACAACATCAATACAATGCTAATGAAACTCTTACCATTAGTAATATCACGCAGCATACGTCACTCGGGCCCCTCGTGATTTGTATAAATTATTTTCAACCTATGCCTCTTATTTTTCAACGAGATGAGTTTTTGCAATACATGTTGCAAATGACTTCGTATGATGTATCTAATCAAAATAGAAACATCTGGCCATCTATCTCGGTTGCTCCAGAAACTCAACAAATACAGTGGCAACAACTTGAATCACGAGAAAATGATGGCATGAGTGTAAATGCCGCTCTAGATAACACCCATCTTTGTCAAGATACTCATGTTGATAATGCGGATGCGGATGCGGATGCGGATGAGGATGAGGATGAGGATGAGGATCATGAATTAGCTACAAGCTCTATCCTGACACAAAACATGAATCATTGTTCGTCAATTTCAGATGAGTATCTAAGGGCACGGTTCGAGGAGATGCGCCGTGAGGAATATTTAGAAATGGGGTTTACAGAGGAAGAATATGCCGATATGCGCGATACATCCTTTCATGAATACGGAAGTGACGGAGAATGTGAAGACTGGTGAATATATTTTTTATTTTGAAAAATACATAGTTGCTTTATAAGATACTATGTATTATAGGATATTGTATGTATGTCTAAACATATGCAAGAGTTTATTTAGATGTCCTCATTAACGTCACCTCCTCCGTAGAAGCCTTCGGAACGACGGCCACGGAACTCTTCATCTTTACTCTTTGTGCCTTCTCTGAATCCTTCTCTTGCAGGAAGAGAACGAGCACACATGCTGTAAAGGAGGCGGATAACAAAGAAGTGTGCAAAAAGAGTGAGAAGTTGAATCACCTTACTTCCCATGTGATTTTTCATAAAAGTGCTAAAATTAGTTATGTTTTTAATGCCAGATAGGAAAAAATCTGCGACACTTAATGTGCCAATAATAAGGTAAATCACCATCAAGTAGTAGAAATAATCACAGTATCCATTGTGAAAGTCGGGTTGAAGTACAGAGTTGACGTTGTCCATGTTTCACTTATAGTATAACTAAATATAAAAGTACGGCGAAGATGGGTTGATTTGGGGTACATTGACCTAAGAAAGAGTTTTATCAATTGTATTCACATCTGAAATAGGTTCTTCGTCGTCAATAAGTTTCATGGCTCCATCAATCTTTTTGGCAGGTTTAACGAGTATTTTCTTTTTCGATATTGGAGTGCTTATTGTTCTAGTCGTTTCTTCTGCTGCATCATCTGTATCCGCGGAAAATGGTGCAAATGGCTGCATCTCGAGAACCTTGTTATAATCGTACTCATTTGCGTATGTGGTCGTCATGAATGATGGGTTCACGGTGTCATATGTATTTGTTGTATCATATCCAGTTTCTGTATATGCAACTAAATCGTTGAAATAGTCGTTTTTTAAAGACGACTGTGATATAACTAACTCAGTTGCACCCAAGTTGAACTCTGTATCACCAATGCCTAAAAATTGAGTAGTGTCTAAAAGGTATCGTCTAATGCGTGTATATCGCAAAAGCTGATCTGCAATTTTATATACATAGACAGTTTCATTATCTATTTCAGATGCAATTAGGTTCTTTTTTGGGATTACCAATGCACAGCTGAAAAGGTCTGCTCCATCAGATGTTGTATTCTCTGCGGATAAATCCTGTGTTTTTGGTTCCATGATACATACTGGATTTCTCTCGCTACACGTATTTTTATCTGCGTTAATACATATGCTTACATTCTTGAGTGTTTCGATCTCTATATCTTCTTTGAAATATACATGCGACGCAACAAGCTTCTTAATAAGTTCTGTCATTGCTGTCAGCTTTTTGTCATAAAGCATCATATTGCTAGCTATGATTTGGTCTATCTCTTCTTTTATCGCCAAGTTCACGTAGTCGTGAAGTAAAATACGCACCGTGTTCCTAAATGCGTTAAAAAAGTTTGTCTCGAGACGAATTTTGTTGACATATTCTTTGCGTTCTACGTCAAATGACCTATTTCCAGGAATATTAAGATCAATGTAACTCTTTGCCAGATTAGAATGGTCTCGAACATATCCATTGTGTCTCATGATTTTAATATCGTCGTTGACATTGCTCAGCTCGATTGGTGTGGATAGAAGAATTACTTGGTTAGTTATTGTGATAACCCCAACGATCATTTCATTATCAACAAGCTTGAACTCGGGACTCACTGGAATACGGCTCTTGGAGTGATAGACAACTTTATTCAAGAAATCAATTGTTTCATTATATGGATGATAAAGACTATCGTCGTCGATGAATGTGGTTCGTGTTTCACTAGTTAGGATGTTTCCAGATGGGTAACATGGTATAATTCCGATATTTTCGCCAATCTTGACTTCAATTGCGATTGTTTTATACGAGTAGTTAAACACATGACGAAGGACCTCTATCTTGATAGTGCGTATTTGATTCAACACTACAAGCAGAGTTTTTAATAAAATAGGTGTTTTCATTTTATATTCGCGACGTAAACTTGCCATTGGACTGCACTTATTTTGGTAGATTGGGTTAACAATCTTATCGAGAAATGTCAGCACTGAAGAGGGGGTCATTTCACCTGTAACATCTGGGGTTTCACTCTGGGTATGTGCAAAGTATCTCTGAAAGGTTATTGCATTGGCTGTCTTCTTAAGTGAATACATCGGTTCATAAATATCGCCTCGTTTAATAAGAATAATGCTCGGTTTTTCACGGTTGTATATCAAGCTGGAGTAGTGATTTGTAGGACATATAATCTCAACCTTTGTGGTGGCATCGTCTTCTGGAATATCCAAAATAATCAAGTTTGCTCCCTTTGGATGAGAGTCGTGTATTCCCGAATCACACATAAAATCCCATAAATAGGTGTGGTCGACCACGGTGCTATCTACACTCAAGAAGGCCTTAAAATTGTCAAATGACCGTGCTAGTTTGCGGAATGCCAATTCATTATTCGGCGAGTATATCGCAGATGTTTTGTATGGTTCAATATCTTGCGATTCGATGTTAATATCGCTATAGAACTCTTGAACTAAGTTGCCATTTTGATATTTTGCAAAACGTTCAATGGTAAGCTTATTAACAAGATACTCTTTGAACTCGCGCAATGGTTTGCGATTAGTCGGGTCAATGTAGAACATAACGTCTGCCATGGCGGACATGAAGTGTTGTGGATGATTTGTTCCCGCCG